TACGATAAACGAATGCCGGGATATCCGCCGCTTCGTTGTCGTTCGCAACGTCCGGGGCGGCGCTCATAAAGATGGATATTACTTGGGGAAGGTTGTCCGTTGGTACTATGCAACCGGAACGACCGGCGTAATCAGCTACATTCAGTCCGGCAACAAAGTTCCAAACAGCGAAGGCGCAAAGCCGCTTATGGAACTTGGCGAATTCCCTTCGGACGTGAATTTCGAATATTATATTGAACGCGCGTACGGCATCCTAGAAGATATCGGATATTTCGGATACGCCAAGCAACGATCGTTGTTTTAACCAAATAGGTTCGCAATTGTCGTATTGACAACGCAACCGACGTATGGTATCATACGTGCGTCGGCGTAGTTCGCGTCGGCTCTTTGAAACCGTAGGGGAATAACAATGGACGAAGCGACACGTCGCTTGAACGTCGCGTTCGCCGATATCTTCCGGCGCATGGAACGCGAGAACCTTGAACGGGAAGCGGACGCGGCGAAAGCCAATCCAAAAGCCCACAAGCTATCGCGCGCAATGCCGAAGGGCAACCGCTACGTCTATACGCCAGCCGGGAAGTCCGCACGCGGCGCAACGATTCGGTTTTGCCGATCGACGCAACGAAACGCCGCCGGATACTTCCTATGCTGGCGCGAAGTCGAAACGCCAGCGAAGAAAAAGGCGAAGAAGGTTGGCGATCTAGTCTCGACAACGAAGCGGGATCAATGGACCGGCTTCAAGTCGAAGAAGGCCGCGATCGCCCTTTGCCGTCGACGGGCAGCGGCCTTCAGGAAGCGCCAGCAAGCCCGTACAGGCGGCTAGGGGCGCGTCCGGCCGGGCGGGGGCGGTGCGATCGCCCCCGGCTCTAGCCGATGATCTGTGCGGCGGCTTTCCGGGTTGCCGTGTTCAGCCTTAGAACGACGCATACCGACGCCTTCGCGATCAAGTTCGCATTCGTCGGAAGGCGAAGACTAACCGACGGGCTGATCTTCGGAATTAGGTTTACGTTCGTCGGAATACGAAGAACCGGCGAGGGCGAAAGCTTCGCAACAAGGTTCGTCGTCGGTATGCGAAGTACCGCGCCCGGCGTAAGTTTCGATACTTGGTTCGCCATTTACGCCGCCGTCTGAACGCCAATTTCGGCAAGGTTAAGGTTCGCAAGCCCCCAAGCCGAACTTGTGCTAGGATCGTTCGCATATGCGGCGATCGAATTCGCGAAGGTTACAGCGCTAAGGTTGGCGAAGTTGTACGCGCCAGCGTAGTTCACGCCGCCGATCCGCAACAGCGGTTTGATATTCGCGGGCGTTGCCGAATTCAACTTCGCTCGCAACGCGAACCACATTGACGAAATGACGTACTGTGAAGACGGCAACGCGATATCAGCCGCGCCGTACGTTTCGTTGTCGCCAAGCGTTCCCGAACTAATGAACGTCGCGTCGTTGATACCCGTCTTCCAAACGCTGTTGAAGTCGTTAACCCAAGCGGTATTAGTCGCGCTGTTAGCGTTTAGGTTAAGGCTTGCGACAAACGCGCCGATCGTCGAAGCGTCGGATACAACAAACTGATAACAAACGAAGCTTGACGACAATAGACGAAACTTCGCGATGCTTCCAAGGACGGCTGAAGAAAGTCCCGCAAGCGACGATCGAAGCGTATTATCGATGTACAAATCAACCGTACCGGCGGTGCAGTTGAAATTAACGTCGATCGCGCATTCGCGGTTAGTGCCAAGGTTGAACGTTGCTGCCGTCGCAATCCAAGCCGAACCGCTCCAAGCTTGAATTTGATAGCTGTTTTGAGCGGCTTCGAAAATGCGTATAACTGCAACGCCCGTCGAATTCACTAATTCGATAATGTCACCGGGTCCGCCAGAAAAATAGGCGCAATGAAACCAACCGGAAGTTAACGTAACGGCTGCGCCAGTAGTCGGATCGATGAAAGGTTTCGAGATAAGCGAAGCCGCTTGCGTAACAATTCCTTTCGTCGAATAAGTCGCATTCGTACGCCCCGTCATTTCCGCCGGGGTTCCGCTTTCAATATCGAAAGCTTCGATCGCGTTTGCTGCGAATACGTCCATTCTCTAACCCCTTGTTCCGGCAATGCCGATATTGACGCCCTTAAGCGCACTGTCTTGTACGGCGGGCGGCGAGCAAGTGAAGCTATCGCCAGCGACAAGCGCGATCGGAGCGGCGGCGGTGAACGTGTATGCGCCAGCGGCGCTAATGGCGATCGTGCCAACCGCTACGCCGTTCTTCTTCAGCGTGAACGTTGCAGTCGCCGCCGGATTGACCGTGTGATCGACGTTCGTCCCCGTCAAGCCCGCCGGAATGTTGATCGCGAACGTAATCGGAATGTCGATATCGTCGGTTCCGATCGTGGTTCCGAACGGGAAGATGATCGACAAGCTGTCCGGCGGAACGACGTAAGCGGTCGTTGTATCCGCTGGCGTCGACGGCGCGCCGCTGCCCCCGGCGATGGTCGTTTCCGGCGACGATCCCGTTGGAGCCGCCGCGCCGGAAGTGAACTGCCATTTGGCGAAGCTGTCTAGTCCGTCGCGCGTCGACCATATTTCCCAATCGATCGTATCGCCAGCGACCGAACCCGTCGCGATCGTCGCCGTAGCGATCCCCGGCGCGTAGCTCGTTTGCGTCCAAGCGCCGCCGTTCTTGCGCCAGCGGATAACAGTCTGTTGACCGCTTTCGTATTCGCTTGTCGCGTCGGCGATCTTACGAACCTTCGACAACAGACGGTTGCGGTTCGCCCATGTGATCGTTGCGGGCGTCGCGCCGTTGGCAGGGGGCGCGAAGATCGCACCGCCGTTAAACTGAATGCACGCGGGCGGAAGCGGACGATTGCAACGATTGTTCAACGTAAGAGCCGTCGCAACGTCCGTAGTATAATCCATTGTGTTGTCAAACGTCTTCGTCGCAAGCTTAACGTCGACCGTCGCCGTCGCCGGGAACAAGTCTTCAATGACGTTGCCGCCGTCAAGGAAGTACACGTTCGTTCCGATAGCGTGGGCACCGGGGGACGTGTCTAGCAGCGATCGCCAAACGTTCGAAACTGTGATCGTGCCGCTGCCCACAACAAGGGCTTCGAATGCGAACAACTCGCCGTCGATCAACATAAGGTTCGCGCCTTGCGCGACTTCGGCGGCTGTATGACTTTCCAAGTCAGACGCGTCGGCAATGTTGATCGTAAGGTTGGGGATTACGCCGGTCGAAAGGTTGGCAGTCGACGTAATCGCCGTTGCAAGCGTGCCGATATCGGTAAAGACGACATTTTCTTCAGATACGCCGTACGTCGTACCGCCGTCCCTTGACGTGTACACGTCGTACCGATCGGACGTTGCGGTTGGCGCTTGCGCGGCAACCATGATAACCGATTGCGCCGACGCGATCGCAAGGCCGGACGCCGACGCGAGGAAGTACGGGCATTCCTTGACGATCCGCGATGCGACCGGGTTCGCCGGAAGGTTCGGCGTCGAAAGCGAAACTCCGCTGCTAACTGGCGAACCGATGATCGTGTCAGACACGGCGAATTCGTCTTGAACGACGTTGATTACGACGCGGTTATCCGTAAGCGATCCTAGATCGAAGTCTTTGACGCGCATTACGACTTGCGCTAGCTTGTACGGCCCCCATGTCCAAACGAAGCGATCGCCGGGGCGAAGGCTCGCGCCTTGGCGGTTCGTCTGAAGCTGCGCTGACATAAGCGGAACCGAACTGACTGCAAGATCGCGCGCCGCAATCCAATTCGCAAGATCGCCGTTCGACACGCCGGGATAAGAAGCGGTCGACGGACGAACCTTCCCTTGCGCGCCTATGTTCGCCATATCTTGTTGCATGGCGGTTCCGTCTTCGTATTGCTTGTCGCGGTTCGTGTACGTAATGCGAACCGTGTTGATCGTATCGGACCAAAGCTTGCGCGTGAATTGAGCGACGGAAACGACGTTGCTTTCGTCGAACACTGGCAACGTTTCAATGTCGCCGAAGTCGTTGCGTATCAGCTTGCAAACAATCAGTCCGGTTTCGGGATCGTTATACAAGACGCCGTTGATTTGGCGCATAATTTCATCGGTTAGCGTCTTGCCGTCACTCGCACTTGTAACGATCAGCGAAATTCCGTTCGCTTCGTTGTACAGCGTCGTTGCGCAGTCAAGCCAACTCGTTAGGTCGATCAGCCCTGCCGACGTGTCTAGTCCGCCCCAATCCGACGTATATATTTGATACAACGCTTCCATTGGATTTGCGTCGTCACCGATAATGTGCATCCCGCCGGGAATGCCAAGCCCGTTTGGATATCGCGACATTTCGGCGGATAGCGCGCGAAGCGTGTTTTGCTCGCCGACGCAACAGTGTTCAAGGATCGTTAGGACGCTTCCGCGATACGCCGGTACGTCGCCGCTTCCTTGCTTCGACTGATAATAGGCGTTGATCGGTTGCGCGAAGCTGCCCGTATAGAAGCTGATCGTTCCGGTAAATCCGCCGCCTTGATCCTTGCCGCCGTATAGGTCCGGTTTGTTGATTACTAATGCTTGATCGTCAACGTTCGCCGTTCCAACCCAAAGATCGTCTTTTTCGCTCCAAATGCGATGAAGCGTAACGTCCGGCCCTAAGCCCCAACTTAGAACAAGTCCGACGTAATAGTTGTATCCGGTGATTACAGTCTTCGACGAAAACAATCCCGTCTTTTGTTTCTTCTTAATCGGACGCGCTTCGAAGTCGCCAGCCCACAACGTATTCGGGCCTTTGTTGCGGACGCGGCCAATGAACCAAGGAACCGGATCGCCTTCCTGCGCGCGCGGGAAGTTCAAATCGTTAAGCGTCGACGCGCGCGCGTTTTCTGTCTTAACCTTCGGTTGCAAGAACAGCGAAGCGACAAGTCCGACGACGAACGCCGCAATGACGAACCAAGGCACTAGACAAGGCTCCCGCTAAACGGATTGTCCGGCGGAATATCTTCGAAGCCGCCGAAATTGATGTAATTGTTGAACTTGTTCTTGCAGTCGCCAGTTCGGCCCATGTGATCGCAGCCGCGAACCATGCTAACGGGATCGCCGACTTGAAGATCAGCGAAGGCGTAACCGATCGTGATGAGCGATCCGGCATTTAGCAGGATCAATCGCCGCTCACCGTTCCGCGTGTTGATAATCTCGCCGCCGCGCAAATCGTTCGCAGTAGTCGGAATGCCGACAAGCGAGATGTCCGTGCCGTCGACGATCGCTTGAACATGATCCGTGAAGGTGTTCGCGACGCGCGATACTTGGCAATGCGGGCCGTAAAGAAGATGATTGCACGGAACTTGATAATGAACCGAAGGACATTCGCCGGATAGCGCCAGCGCGAAGATCGATGGAACCTTGACCGTACCTAGCCGATCGGCAACTTCGAAGCCGAGAACTTGCCCGGTCCAAAAAATCGCGAACGTATCGTCCGGCTGTTTCCGATAGACTGTCAATTCGAGCGACGGCGGCACATTCGAAAAAGCATAATCGGTAACAACGTCAACGTCGAACGGGATTTGCAAGTCAAGCGAAAGCGTTGATTGATCTTGTGTTCCGCCTTGAACCTTCGAACGCGTTACCGCGATCGGAAAGTAGGTTTCGCCGCCAACGACTTCTTGCTGATCGGACGAAGTGTACAAGTAGTTCTTGAACGCACCGACGAACTTGTAACATTCGATCGGTGCGCTGTCTTGAACTGACTGTTCGTTTTCATCGTACGTCGGCATTTATTGGACCGCCATTCGCAAGGAAGTGTCAACGATAGTGCTTGTCGGATAGTGCGTCAATGTAACTGTGTCGCCGCCAAGGCGAACAAGCACAAGGTACGATATCCGGCTAATTGTCGCGCCGCTTACGTCGACTGCGATTGGCGTTACGAAATGAAGCTTAGTGCTGTCGCCTAGATTTTCAACGTTGGCGACTTGCACTTGAAACGTTCCAATGTCCGTTTCAATGTTAATTTGGCTGTGTGTAGGCAAGCCGAAATACTGTGTTGCGTATTCAGTACCTTCGACGACAAGTTCGCCGGGCAGGAACGCGGTTCCTTCCTTGTACACAAGATCGTCGCGGTAGGTTGGCGTATAGAACGTTTTTTGCGAGCCGCGAACAGTGTCGAGAAACGCGCGCCAAAATTCC